GCCATTTCCCTGGACCGAATATAGGAATCGTATTCGGTCTTTTTTTGGTTGGCATTTAAAAACAGCAACTTACAATATAATCAATCAGTTAAGCCCGATCCTGTTACCTTCTGTTCTACTCTGCTGGACTCTGTGCCGCCACTTTGTCGCCATTTTTCTTCGCCATCAACGCCAGTGGATTGCAGCGAATTGCATCTTCAAGATGGTCGGGCGCGAAGTGCGCATAACGCATCGTCACCCTGATGTCGGAATGCCCGAGAATACGCTGCAGCACGATGATATTTCCTCCGGCCATCATAAAGTGGCTGGCAAAGCTATGGCGCAGTACATGGCTCATCTGGCCTTCTGGTAATTCAATGCCGGCCAGGCGAATGACCCGATAAAACTGGCGATAGCACTTTGCAAAAAAACGGCCCTCTTTGTCTTTTAATTCTTTATACAGGGCGTTGTCGATGGGTACCGAGCGGTTCTTTTTGCCTTTGGTATTGATGAAAGTGATTTTGTTTGGAGACAATTGTGAGGCTTTAAGATTCGCGGCTTCACTCCACCGGCATCCGGTTGAAAGGCAGATTTTGATAATCAGTGTCAGATCAGGGTTATCGTGAACTTTGCAGGCGGCAAAAAGCTTTTGTATCTGGGTTTCAGTCAACCATGCCATTTCTTTCTCTGGCTGATCAAACTCCCGTATATTTTTAAGTGGATTGGGGTAGCTGATTTCGCCAAGCCGTTCCAGCTCATTGAAAAGAGCGCGAAGGAATGCATGTTCACAGTTAATGGTACCCGGTGAGACCTTTAACGATTTATCACTGGTTTTGTATCCATTCTGTATGAGGCCCTGTAAACGCCGATCCCGATAATGTGCCCAATCCTTCGAAGTGATAGCGGCAGCAACGGGGTTCCCCATGCCATTGCAAATAATATTAAGTTTGCCGAGTCGGCCTTTTCTGTCACTTAGCGAGCAACCGTGCAATTTGTACCATAGCTCGATAAGTTCGCTCAGCTTGAGGTTATCCTCTTTCTCAGCCAGCCAGGGTTTAGCCTTCATTTCGTCCTGAGTGTATTGCTCAAAGGCAATGGCTTCGGCACGGGTCCTGAACTGTCGCCTTACACGTTTGCCATCCCTCCCGTTGAGATAGCACTCGCAGAGCCACTTACCTGTATTTAATTTCCTTATTGCCATGTAGTCCCCTTTGATAAAAGGGGATTAAATTACTGTATATAAAAACAGTATTCAATGTTTGATTATGGGTTTTCAAACATTAAAAAGCCCGCTTAGCGGGCTAAATTAATGCAACAGGGAAGGTTGCTGTTGGCTGGTGTAGAGTGGCACCTTATTGATTTGCCCAGGCGAGACAATCATTCCAGTCACGGTCTCGTGTGTTTTGAATGTGCAGCTGCAATTGATATTCTGGCACTGGTGATAACGTTCTTTTGTTTCTTTTGAAACATAGCGGCTGCTTTTTGCATGGGCTGCTGTCTGGCATAAAGGGCAGTGCATCATGATCAATATTCTCGAAAAGGGGCAGGGGAGAGCTACTTAGTTTGAATTTGCAAATCACGATTTGCAAATTACACCCGAATTAAGCAGTTTCCGTTTCACCCTCTGTTTCTGACTGATATTCAATATCTGAAAGAAGCACCTCAAACTCAAGCGCGGTTGTATATCCGCTGCCGCTCAGGCTGTGCGTCACTTTACTGATAATCCACGGCTGCGCATCGATCACCGACTTAAAGCCGCTCACCGTGACCACTGAAGGCGACGGGCTGATGGCTGATGCATCGGCTACCCGGCCGTCAGCACTTTTGGCATGGTACTCATAAGCGCCGGTTGGCCCGGCCACGCTCAGCCCTTCAAAGGCGGATGCGATGCGCAGCCGGAAATCATCGTTACTTTCCATCACTGCGGGGGTTGGCGGAATGGTTGTATCGTCGGCCGGGGTAATGATCAGGCGGGGTACGCCATTATTCGCGCCGAGCTGGTCAAGGTCGCCATCCATGGAATAAGCCACCATGACGGCTTTTGCTGCCTCGTTGATGCGCTGGCGCAGGATCAGCTCACGGTAGGCATTTTCCTGCAGCAGCTTAACGATGGGTTCCGACTCCAGCGTCAGCGTGCGGGCGACGGCGTCCTGCTGGTCGGCCGGGTAAAGAGAAATCAGCGTTGCCTTTCGCTCGGCCAGCAGGGTTTCATAGTCCAGCGACTCCACCACATCGGGGGCGGGCAGCTGGCTCAGGTCTATAGTTGCCATAGTCTCAGCTCACAGGAACGGTTAAGGAAAAAGGCTGCGTGTTGTCGGTGCTGTTGCCGGACAGCTCAACCACCATTGCGCCGTTGACATCCGACTCAAAGCTGATGGCGGTCAGCTTTATGCGCGGCTCCCATTTCAGGAGGGCCATATAGCAGGCCGACATAATCTGCAGGCGCAGCGCCTCGTTTTGCGGCTGGTCAATCAGCGCGGATAAAAGCGAACCATACTGGCGACGCATCACCCTGGTGCCGACAGGGGTCAGCAGAATGTCACGCACTGACTGCCGGATATGATCGAGGTCGGTCAGCGCGCCGCCGGTTTCCCGGTTCATGCCGATATATTTTGCGGTTGTCATATCGGCGCCCCTGTCTGGCCGCCACTGTCGCCAGGATGTTTATGCTTATCCAGAACCTTGCCGTTTGAGGAAAGGCTACCGCCTGTATGTGTCACGTCGCCTTTCATCGTGGCGCCCTTAGTGACTTCCAGCTGCGTAGTTTTGAGCAGCGCTGTGCATTCCACCTCTGGCGAGTCGAACAGGATTTTTACAGCCGCTTTGATAGTTGCTGTCTGTATGCCGGTTGCAGTCAGAGCTCCGGTTTGGGGCTCGTACTCGATCACCGCGCCGTCGGGAAATGACCAGTGCAGCGCATCGGCCGAGGCTGACGGGGCCGGATTGTCATCGGAAAAAATACCCTGCAGCACAAAGCTGGTATCGAGTTCTCCGCCCAGGCAAAGAACCAGAACCTGCTCGCCAATTGACGGCGCATTCCACGAACGGGTTTTACCCGCGCGGGCGCTCAGCCAGTGCAGCCAGCCGGTCGTATTTTTTCCCGTATCGACACGGCATAGCCCGCCGTCGAGATTGACGGCCGACACGCTTCCGATGCGGATCAGGTTGCGCAGCAGGCGCTGAATTTCAAAGATTTGTTCATTCATAGAATGAGAATGCCGATTGGTTACGGCGTTCTCAATGAAGATGTGTTTGGCAAGCAATGAACAAACAATGGGGAAAGAAGATGCTTAACTTATAATAGATGTCTGTTCTCTAAAGAACGTAATTCTTTAAAATACTTTCTGCTCAATTTAGTGTAAAAATGTTCATCAATGCTTTTTGCAAAAGCAATATAGCCAGATAATTTATTTAATTTATCTTCATTAAGTTCGCTTTTAGAATACAAGCTCAACATTAATCGAATTGAATCTTTCATTTTTTTATGTAACGTTAAGTGATGGTCGTTACAAATTTTCAAGCCAGTGGCAACGACACTACCGCCGGAAGCGCTACAGATTTTTATTTTATTTACATTAAGCTTGAATTTCGCGTTGCATTTTCTAAGCGACCTCCTGACAGTAGCTATTATTTGTTTGCTTAATCCTTTATCGGCTACTGAAATTATCAAATCGTCTGCATAGCGAGTATAAACAGGATTGTGCTTTTCAAAAGAAGCCATCTCCGAGGTAATAATATCATCGAGTTCTCTTGCAACAAAATTAGCAATAGCTGGAGAAGTAGGAAATCCTATCGGCAGGGTTTTCCGAGGTTTAAGAAAGCAAACATCTTGAATGAGAGGCAATAGGTCTTTATCCCAGTTCGTTGGTGTTGCTATTAGATCCCTGTATTTAACAAAGCAACGCTCAAAATCATCATAGGTAATTGATGGAAAGAAATCTTCTATATCTAACTTCACATAATAATTGTTCTTGCTTTTCGCATGGCGAAGGGCGTTATCTTTTATTGAACGCCCTTTTATAAAGGCATAGGAAGCAGAATGTTGTGGTAGGTTGTTAAAAACCTTGGTCAGAAGCCAATATTGTAATAGCTTATTTTTAGTTGATGGATGATGAATAGACCTGACACCTCCACTTTTTTTGGGAATAGTCCACTTTTTAGGCGGCTCAGAGGATTTTATAACAGACTCAGTGAAACCGTCACGCATCATTATATCGGCATCAATTACCTTATGAAGAATCATCTATTATAAATCCTTTCAGGGTTGTTTTTTAAAAAAAAGGTTTTAAAAGTCGATGATAAGCTCTCTATATCAAATCCATATTTTAAATAGTATTGTCTTTGAAGTGAGTAGTGGTATCCATTAGCTCGATTTATTATATTAATCGCCTTTAGAACACCTAAGTGTTTTTGTGCATGTTTTTTAAATGAATAATTATTCCCAAATATTTCAACCAATACATCTATCAATTCATTTAATGTTATGGAGCCACATGTAAAAACTATGTCATGAATGAAGCGAATAGAGTCTTTGTTAAAATTTGTCGCAGGGTTTAACTCATCTTTTTTTAATGTTCTAGATTGTTTTCTTTCGGGTTTAACTAATAGATCGTAAAGGTCAGGGAAAATAGCCCCAATACCATCCGCTCTATCTATCGCCTCGCTTGATTCATTCATTTTGTAGTGCATAAAATGCCCGCTTTTGTTCACCTCAGTTATTGCTTTAATTGGACCCATGTTAATAAATGATTTTTCTTTAATGTATTTAGTATTATTTACTACAATAAGTTTACTTCTTAATTCCGTGCTATATGAGAACGCTCCCAACTCTGTAAAAGATGAATAACTTTCCAGAACAATTAGGATGTAGTCAGCAAGGGCAGAAAGTTCGCTTTCAATATCCAATAGGTTATCTAAGGGAGAGGTATCATCCTCAGAAAGCTCTTTAAATATAAGTTCAGCCAGGAAGAAATGACAGTTGGTAAGATCCTTTTCCGCAAATTTAATTAGTTCCTTCCTTCGTGCTGAAGGCTCACCGTCAGAATTGTTTGCTCCACAAAGGAAAACAAATTTTCTAACATCACCAGGGCATTTAACTCTATCTTTTTCGATGAAAAAGTTGAGCATAAACAATGCTCTGTTAAGCTCACTACCTGATTTTCTGAACGGAACAATCATTTTTTTATTCCGGATATTTAGTTTGATTTGAAGAACCAAACCTACTTGAGCACGTCGTTCAGTTCGCTGATCGGCGGCCACCAGACGCCGCTCAGCGAACTGAACGACGGGCATAGTCCAAATACGAGGCGGAACCATGACTCATGGCCCGATGGGAATTTCGCCCATAATGCTAGGTTTGGTTCAATTAAACTACATAGCATTAGTGCGTTATGCAACAAAAATCCGAGTTCATCTAGAGTCGTTCACTTAACATTTTTAAAATAATTCTATCAATTTCAATTGTATCTTTTTCATTTAAACCGATAAGCGGGCGGGCTTCATATTTGGTTACTTTACTATTGATTGAGGGCCGGTCGCGCAGCCCGTAATGATGCACGCGGGCCATGCGCTGCACGTTATCCGCAAACTCGATCACAGCCTCATTCGGGCTGGCCTGCGTCTTCATGTATTTAGCGGTGCGCAGCTTTACAAACATCTCGCGCTTTATACGGCCCTTTTTGCTGCGCACCGGCGGCGCTTTGCGGGGCTTAAACGGCGTGCCGTCAGGTGCCTGCTGGCGCTTAATGTTCTGCTGCTGACTCGCGCGCAGCTTGCGGCCAATATTGCGCGCCATTTCTTTACGCGCCGGGGCTGACAGGCTGCTGATAAGCGCCTCCAGACGATCATTTACCAGCTGCAGCTCGCTCATGTCTGTAACTCGCTGACCAGCTCGCCTTTAACGTAAAGCTGCACCGGCCACGCGTCATTCTCCGGCAGCGGGTTCTCGCCGACGTGGGTCACGTGCAGCCCGTCGTCGGCCTGCTTCACGATCACGCGCTCGCTCAGCTGCAGCTCAATGCTGATATCGCTGGCCGTGTCGCTGATAATATCCGCCTGGAAGGTAAAGCCCGTACGGCGCTTTTCCTCGGTTGCCATAATGTCGGGTTCATTCGTTCGCAGCCAGGCAAGCAGCGGCACGATCAGCAGGTCGATGTTACCGGCGTAGTCGGTGATGACCATGTTAAGCCGGTACTGGTATTCAAACGACAGCGAGCTGGCAAGGGTCGAGACGATGTGCCCGCTGTCGATAAATACGTTGAGCGCGTCAGGGTTTCGCTGCAGCTCCGGCACGCTGTCGGTCAGCGCCTGGCGCAGCTGTTGTGGTTTCAGCATCGTGTTGTTCCTGGCAGTCTTTGATTATTTCGACCTGCAGCCCGCAGGCGGCGAGTGCAGCCTCAAGCTGACGATTGTCAGCCGCCAGATCGCCAGCGGTTTTAA